ACCTCCCACGACAACAACTTCCCCGATTTTACAGAGAATGTCATGACACTCCAGTGATGATAGTTTCCGTCCAGAAGCCCCTTTAAATTTATTAATGACAAACTTGAAGAGATCTTCCAACGGTTTAGCACCACTTGCTCGTCCTCCAAAAGTTTTGAGCCTAGCACCTGCAGGTCTGACTTTTGACAGATCGAACTTTGGAACTTCGCCAGAGTATAGTAAAGCCATAAGCTGTCGGAGTGCTTTAGCCCACCCCTCTTTAGAATCCGACACAACAATAGTAGTCTCACTATCAAACAACTTATCCGGTACTTCAGGTAACTGCTTAACATACTTCTGCTCCACGCTAAAACCTACTCCAGTACCACAAAGTAAGATATACATCGCTTCATCGAATGCTTTAGGGTCATCAATAGGTAAGTAACTACAGTTAAATGCAGCCACGTTCTGACGCTCTAGTGCTTTACCTGCAGTCATGATAGCTCGCATACTTGGTACTACTTCTAATCCTACTACTGCTTGCTCAAGCTCTTCACGTAGATCTTTAGGTAATCGATATCCTTGCTTATCAGCTAAGTGATTCTCCATAAAATCAAAGTAACGCTTGACTGTCTCGCTCCAATGCTCACGTCTACCTTTATCATCTAAGTAACGAGAGTAACGTGATTTAGCAATAAACGTATTGTACGGTGTCATATTATATTTAGTCATCTAATTCTTCTTCTCCATCATACTCGACTTCATCTACAAGTCGATCAAAGTTATCTTCAATACGGTCAATGAAGGAATCGACTAACTCCTCTGAAGATATGTTTAGTATCTCCAGAAGAGTAATCTCATCCAATCGCTTCAGCCTCTCTTGTAATTCTTGTAGCGTCAACGGTAACATATTGCCTTATTTGGTTTTAGTTACTCGCTTAGCTTTGATGTCTTTAGATACATTCTTCTGCGATTCAGCAGCTTCATCTAAGAACTTCAAAGCCTTCGTTGTTGCTTCATGAATTGCTTCGAGGGTCTTACGATTAGTTAAATCATCAAAACCCCACGACCACAAGCTCAATGTGTTACGTAATCCTGATTGAATAACTAATTCAATTTCAAAGTTATCCTTATCTTTAGGATCATAGCTACCGTTCAACTTAATAAAACCATTGTCTTCCGGTAAGAACTTATTGAACTTTAGTTTCTTAGTTCTACTTTTAAAACTTTCTTTAAGAACATCATTAAGATGTTGCTCCACTGATTTACTTACCTTTACCATTTGATTCCTCTCTTTCAATTAGATAATCCAAGTAGTGTCTTGCCTTCTTGAGATCTTGTAAACCGTCTTTAAACTTCCAACGTAACAAATATTTTAGCACGTTTCCTTCCCAAAAGTCAAGCTCCCACTCAGAAATAATATCCCAAGGTTGAATAGCTTTCTTGTAATGATTGCCACCAACTTGCTTAGACTTTGCTGATTCATCTGTATGACAATCGTCTACTGATTCACCGAACTGTTTATCTAAGTTTCTGAAGTAATCCTCAAGAGTAAACTCTTTAGGTATCTCAACGAACTCACCCGGCATTGCTACTGGATGATCATATCGTGGCACTCCTTTACTGTAATCTTTCATAATGGTTTAACCTCTGCTTTCTTCTCTAACGCTTTTGTTCCTTGCGACCATGATCCACACGTTCTGCACTGGTATCGTTGGTACTGTCCAGTAACTGTGACAGCGTGTCCACGTTTCTGTAGCTCATGCGAACCACACGTTGGGCAACAATGATCGTCCGAATGCATATTGCGATTAGGATGCGATTTAATCCAAGGCAACAAGCGATTATAAAGTTTCTCCAAAAGTAGTACGTCCTGCTTATTGTACTGTTCCATTCTTCCCCATGCATCCCTATCTCCTGCCATACATTTAACCCAAAGCTCATGACCCTCGTGAGATTCTTTCTGTCCTAAGCCTAGTCGTTGTGATACATAGTCAAGTTTATTACTAGGGAATCTGAACTGACTGCGTACCTGCTTTAGTAAGTCGATCTGCTTATAAGGTGCAGGGGGATTCATACCATGCAACAAGAACTCTTTGTTTAATGTTGGAATGTCAAACTTAGTACCGTTGTAGTGTACTACTGCATCGGCTTCGTTCAACATCTTATGAATCTTCTCTAGCATCTTACGAGGCTTACTTTTCTTCACTGAATCAAATACAATCTCAGTATCGTCTAGCCACTTAGCAGCCCAACATAACACGTATGAAGACTCACGCAACTGACTCATGCTGACGTTCTGTTGCCACAGTCCCCACACGTGTGCTGTGTTAGGACTACTCTCAATGTCGAGTAGTAGTATCTTCATTCAATGTAATCCTTAATAGATTCCTTCTTACAGTTCTCACTACATGATCTAGTATCTCGGATCTCATAACCGTATACACCACTCAAGAAGTCGTAGAACTTATCCAATACGTACTCATAAGTCATGCCTTCAGGTGTTGTGAATCGATGTAGAATCTCTCGATTACCGTCATAGAAGTTAAAGCTATATGTTTCATTACGTGGTTCGTACATAGTTAACCTTTCTTTTCAATAGTGTTTTGCCATATCTCTTCCATGATCTTGATTCGTTCTTGATCTTTCTTATTGATCACCAGTAACAAACCATCGACCATTGTCTGAAGTTCTCTGTTCTCTGCTTCAAGTCTTTCCATACGTGCTCGCATCATTCTAGCTTCGTGCTCTAGTTCTTCCATCATGCTTGCTTCGTCATGCTTATTGCAACTCAAGATAGCTCCTTAAAGAAATACTCAGCATCTACAATCACAAGTGGCTTAGATCTATTCTGCTTAATCACTACCACTGGTTCACCTTTACCATGTGCTTGTGCTTGCTCATAGAACTTATACACTGCTATACGTGCGTTACTCTTACACTCTACTGTATAGGGAAATAGATCACGAGCTGCTTTGCTTAGCTGTATATCTTCTCCACCTGCACCCATCGAAGTACTACGTACGTCATCAATGGTTAGAGAGGGGAATCTGCTTAGTATCTGATCCCGAACCCACTGTTGTAGCAGTCTGCCTTTGTTTTTTGCGGACGCTGTTTTCAAGTTTAATCTCCTTGCGTTTAAGTATCATACGCTTTGGTAACGTGATACTGTTATTACACATACCGTCTGTTATCGTACCGGCTAACTCAATCTGCTCATCATCTTCATAGACTAAGAAGCCTACTGTACGACAATGAAGATCTTCTCGCTTTGCTTCGTGCCACTCACCCTGAGCTAAGGCATCTAGCCATTCGATGTAGATAAGCTTGGAGGCTCCCAGATTTGGTTTTCCTTTCTTCTTATCCACAAGAGTCGACCGTTCTCCAAGACTCGCTCCTCGTTTCCCTCGTAAGCTTCGAGTACAGCAAGATACATTTCGTTTTCGTCTTTGCATTTTTCAAGAATCCTTTTCGCTTTAACGTCACCAATTCCCTTGATACCTTTGATATTGTCAATTCTATCTCCAGTAAGTATCTGTTTATAAAAATTGAAGATCGCCTCTGCTTCAGTTATATCGTAAAACAAATCTTTTACAAAGTTATAATGATTACCTCTAATCATGTCGAGATCTTTATCGATACTACATATCGAGAACTCTTCAGGATCTAACTCGTAAGCACGTATACCTATTGCATCGTCTGCTTCTTGACCCTCCACCAGTTTAAATGACCAAGCTTCTAACAAGTAGTTTCTTAAGAAGTCATAATGCACTGGCTTCGGTTGTTTACGATTACCTTTGTATGGTTCAGTCTTTGCTATCTCTGTCCTATAGTTACCTTTACCGGTGAGGAATCCTTCATAGCTATCAAAACCATTGAACATCAGCAGATCTTCTACAAACTCTTTCATGCGAGATCTGGCAATCGCCTCCGAAGAATCATCAGAAGCGAAGCCAACTCTATAGACTAAGATATCAGCGTCTATAAGAGCTAATCTCACAGTGCTTGTTCCTCCAAGTCTGCTAAATTAACAGCGTTCTCAGGGATGTACTCAATCAACTCAGTGACTACAAGCTTATTGATCTGTGTCTGAATCAGTGGCTTACCGTTATACATCACACGATAAGGCGATACAGTAGCTAAAGCTTTTGACTTATTAGAGATACGTGTGTACTGAGGATTACCTTGCTCATCACGTACTACTTCTGTACCTTTACCGTCATCAGTCTTCTTCCACTTACCCAACTCTTTACCATCTTTATCGAATGTATGAATCACGTAGTTCATTGACTTAGCTGTAACGTAGTAACCCTGCTCAGGTTTCTTAACAGGATCATGCTTGACTTCGATGCCAAGATCTTGCAATGCACGTACTGCGTTCTCAGATAAGTTACAAAGATCCACAGTGTAATACTTACCCTGCTTATTCTTTACATAGTTAGAACACCAAAAGATGTCTGCTTTAATTAATGCTGTCTGTTTTTCCATTTAGTAAACTCCTTAGTTAAAAGAACTCGTTTACACGAGTACATATATTATATCATGTATTAATGTCTTTGTATAGTCTGATCGAAAGAATTATCATCAACTACTTGTTCGAGTGTCTGCTCTAGTAGCTCTAACGTATCTTCCGTATTGACTGCTGTGTACATCATTACATAACCATCCATTTCCCCAATGACTAATAAGGGAATAAATCCTTCAGGTAACTCATGCATCAGTGTGTGTCCTTCCAGTTATCACCTACTCTATATTCACCGGTTAGAGGGCATCGCATACTGAAAGCTTCTCCGGCTTCCTTGATTGATTCGACACCTAACTTACCTGCTTCTTCTGCTCTACTAGCTTCTACTTCGATCTGCCATTCGTCATGCACATTAGCAACAAACTTGTACTTAATACCTGCATCACGTAACTTCTGATCTAGTATCACTAGAGCCTTCTTCATGACAATCGCACCTGCACCTTGAAGGAGCGTGTTGAGTGCGGAATGTTCCGACCTAACGTGTAACCTACGTCCATCCAAACCCGGTAGCGTCTGCTTGTTGAGAAGTAATCCTTTAATCGTCTTGCGAAGTTCTTCAAGTTTCGGTGTGTTTCGAAGAAAACGAAGCTTAAGTTCTTCCCCTTCTTTCGCTCCACCGCCAATAATCTTCCCGATCTTGGAATCTCCTGCACCATAGAGGAATGCATATATAAATGTCTTTGCTTGGTTCCTCGTCTCAAGCCCTGCAGCTTTTTGATTCGCTGTGTGTACGTCACCTGATACCACTTCATTTGTATACGCTTCATCTTTCATGTAATGAGCTAACATTCTCAATTCCAAACCACTGGCATCGATACCTACTAGCTTCATCCCTTTCTCTACAGTCCACAGTTCTCTACATTCAGCACCGTACACAGCAGATGTATTAGGTACTTGTGCCATGTTCGGAGAATGATGTGTCATTCGTCCTGTAACTGCACCGTTACTAATCACCTTACCATGTACTCTACCGTCACTTTGTACAGCATCGATCCATGATTCGATCTGTGCTATACGCTTTTGCAACATCAAGTACTCTGCGATTTTCTTCGCTTCTGGGATGTCGACCCCTTCGAGGATTGTTTCGTCAACTTTTGGTTGTCCGTTTTCTGTGAAGACTTTTGGTTTCCACCCTTTCTCGATGAGCCTTTCTCCGATTTGCTTGCGACTTCCGGGGTTGAATATGATGACTTCATCCTTGAGCCTCTTGCCTGTTTTCTCTGAGTATCTCTCAATTGTTTTCGTTGGGAATATACTCTGTAGTTCATCTTCAATAGCAACAAGCTTATCCTTAAGCTCTGCAAGAAGTCCTTGAGCTTTCCTTTCATCCAACTTAAAACCGTTACGTTCTTGTTGGCAGATGATCCATTGCACTTCATGTTCTAACTTCACACTCCTTTCGTCAAACTTTTGGTTAGTTAATTCTTTTATTAGGTAGTTATACAACTGCTTAGTAACGTTAGTGTCCTGAATACAATACTCAAGCATCGTATCTGTCAAGCCACTGTCAAAGTCATTGAACTCGTACTTCTGGAAACCGAGTCGTTGACCCCAAGCTTTGAGGCTATGTCCACCGTCTAGGCTTGGATTTAGAAGGCGAGCGATAACGAGCGTATCGTACACGTGGTTCTGATTCATCGTAACATTCCAGATCTTTTGCAGTACTGGGATATCGAAGCTTATTCCGTTGTGCATGATAATCAAATCGCAAGCATCCAAATACTTTTGTAGATCTTTTGCTTCCTTCCATACAATAACCTCATCAGTATCAATGTCTCTAGTTACAGTGCACCAGATCTTGTCAAACTTACTATTAGTTTCAATGTCTAAGATAATTTTCATAAGTAATATTATAGCATGAATACGTTAATCAGTCCAACAAAATACATAGCAACTGCAACTATTTCTACTACAAACAATGCCATGTCTTTCTCTTTTAATCCTGCATAAGCCCATATACCTGATCCAATAAACCCAAACCAAAGATTCAAAGGATATATGTTTAGGCTAGTCAACGCTATACCTATCAAGCATAGTGTAGTACCTGTCCATTTCATTTCTCACTCGCTTTCTTTAGTATTGCTCTAGCAAAATCCAATACATTTTTATATCGTCTTTGCATTGATTCGGTCATAGCTTTATCAACATAGAATCCA